AATGATACAGAATAATCAATAATATTATTTTTTTTTGATTTTTTTAAATTATCATGTGTATTTATAAAATCAAATAAGTAGTTATATATACTTACAAAAATAATATATATAATTAAACAAATATTAAAGGACCAATTAAATATATGTTTTTGTATAAAATAAAAAGTAATAAAACCCATAATAACATCGGATAATGTATCTAATTGATGCCCTAATTTACTACCTTTTTTATATTTACGAGCAATTGCTCCATCTAAACAATCCGCTAACCAACGATATATAATACAAAATCCTAATAAATAAATATCAGAATTAGGTGTATCTAATAAATGATAAATATAAAAATTTAATACTAATCCAGATATAGTAATAATATTTGGATGAATATGTTTAAAAAATGTTACATTTTCTATAATTTTATTAGTTATATCATCATCTACTTTTATAGAATCTAATTTTTTATGAAATAATAATATTATTATAATAAATACAGCAATATATTTTTGAACTAAATTCATATTTCTCTATATTATATAAAATAAAAATACTTTAAATTTTAAAAATTAAACTATTTCAAATTGATTTATATATATATAAATTAGTATAAAATGATAAACTGGGAAGACTTTTTTAATGATATTAATGTAAAAAATGATTTAGAAGATATATATGAATTTATTGAAACACAAGAAAAAAAATATGAACCATTAAAAGTATTTCCAAAAAAAGAACATCTATTTAAATGTTTTGAATTAACACCATTTGATAAAATGCGAGTTGTTTTAATTGGTATGGATCCATATATTAATGAAATTGACGGTATATGTCAAGCCCAAGGTTTATGTTTTAGTGTTCCAGATAATTTTCCTTTACCACCTTCATTAAAAAATATATTCAAAGAATTAGTAAATGATATTGGATGTGAATATCCCACTAGTGGAAATTTAACTAAATGGGGACAACAAGGAGTTTTATTATTAAATCGTACTCTTAGTGTATTACAAGGTAATTCAAATAGTCATAAAAAACAATGGACAAATTTTAATATAAAACTAATGGATTTTATAATAAATAACAAAGATTTTTGTATATTTATTTGTTGGGGAAATGATGCTAGAAACTGTTTAAAAAAATTTAATATGAAAAATCATATAATATTAGAAGCAAAACATCCAAGCCCTTTATCTGCAAATAGAGGTGGATTTTTCGGTTGTAAACATTTTTCAAAAGTAAATGAAATATTAAAAAAAAATAGTTATAATGAAATAGATTGGAAATTATAATTTAAAATTATTATTAAAATTATTATTAAAATTATTATTAAAATTATTATTATATATTTTCTAATATATTAGAACTACAACATGGCAGATTTTTTTTACGGAGTATATCATTAATTTCATCTTCATTTTCACAATTTTCAGCTAAATATTCTATGTATTGATCTCTATTAATAATAGCTATTAATAAATCTTTTTCAGTTGTATATTCAATATCTGGTAAATATATATATTTATTATTGTGAATAATTTGAGTTTGTATTTTATCATTTTCTATCTTAATTCCTCTTACATTAGATCCAATAATTAAATCTTTTTTCATAAAAATTTTATTTTGATCCTTGTAAAATTTAATATTTTGTTTATTATTCAAAGATAAACCAATGATATACTCCTTTTCATTAAACATCTAATACATTATTATATAATAATTTCAATTTTATAAATATTAATTTTAATTTAAACATATTAAAAATTTTTCTTAATTATCTTTAATTATCTTTAATTATCTTTAATTATCTTTTATAAATAAAATACTTTTTTCCAAATTGTCTGTTATAATATTTGGTTTTACTGGTTTATATATATTGTTAAGTAGTGTTATAATTATTTTATTATTTAATATTACAGCTGTTTTATTTAAATATTTATTAGTTTTGTTTTTATATATATCCATAAAATCTAATATTTTTTTTGAAAATAAGAAATCTTTAATTAATAATTCTGATAAGTCAAATATAATTGAAAAATGTTCTGTTTTTTCAAATATATTGTTTAAGTATGTTATGAAATCATTAAGATTTTTTGTAGAAATATCATAAGTTTTTATATAATATATATTAGTTTCTATCTCATAATTTATTAACATATAATATATATATATATATATATTTATAAATAATTTAACATAAAATATTTAATAAGTTATAAATGAAAAATATAGGAATTATTGGATGTGATGGTCGTGAAAATGCTATTGGAAAATCCTTATTAAAAACTACAGAAAATATAAAAATATTTTATATTGGAAATCATTCTAATATTGGATTGGATAAATTAGGAGCAAATTATGAAAATGGAGATATACTAAATTCAGAAATTATAGTAAATTGGGCACTTAAAAATAATTTAGAATTTGTAATTATTGGTCCAGAAAAACCATTAGAAGTAGGTATTGTAGATATTTTAGAAGAAAATAGAATAACATGTTTTGGACCACATAAGATATTAGCATCATTAGAAACAAGTAAATTATTTTGTAGAAAATTTTTATCTGAATTAGAAGAAAAATATAGTTTAAAATTAAATCCAGAATATTTTGAATTTAAGAATAAAAATAATCTAAATATATTTATTCAAGAAAATTCTAAACCATTTGTAATAAAACAAGATAAATTAGCTGGTGGAAAAGGAGTTCAAGTAATGGGTGATCATTTTGATACAATTAATGATGGATATAAAATATGTACAAATTTATATAATAATTATATACCCTTTATTATTGAAGAAAAATTAGTAGGATTAGAATTTTCATTATTTTCTATTACAGATGGTATAAATATATCTCACTGTCCCCCAGTTCAAGATTATAAACGAGCATATGATAATAATACCGGTCCAAATACTGGTGGTATGGGTGCGGTAATGAATTATTTACCATTTTTAAGTGAAGAAGATATAAATATGGCTAAAAAAATAAATGCCTTAGTAATAGAAAATATTTCTGAATATACTAATACTAAGTCTAAATATAAAGGTGTATTGTATGGTAGTTTTATTAAGACTAGTGAAGGAATTCGTGTAATTGAATACAATTGTAGATTTGGAGATCCAGAAATTATTCCATTATTTGAATCTATGAAAACAAATTTTTATGATGTTTGTTTAAATATATCTAGACAAACTTTATCAAAAATAAATTTTAGTAATGATATATTTTTAACAAAATATATTGTACCAGAAGGTTATCCTAATAATTCCTTAAAAAATTATGAATTTTATATTCATAAAATGAATAATACAATAGAACATAATACAATAGAACAAAATACAATAGAACATAATACAATAGAAAATATAATATGGGCAAGTTGTGAGAAAAATGGGGATCATTATATACAATTAGGATCAAGAACATTTGCTTATACTTTATCTGGAAATGATATAATAAAATTACAAAAAGAAATAAACAGCACATTGGATAATGTTCATGGTAGATTATTTTATAGAAAAGATATTGGTAGTTTTAATGTTGATAAATATACTGAAGCCGGTGTAGACATAGATTTAGGAAATAAGATTGTAAAAAATATTCAACCATTTATTAGAAATACTGAAAATAATTCTGTATTAAGTACTGCTGGAGGATTTAATGGTATGATTGAATGTGGTGATAAAATATTAGTATCATCTATGGATGGTGTTGGAACAAAAAGTATTTTTGTAAAAACAATGATGGGTGAAGAAGGTTTAGAAAATCTAGGACAAGATTTGGTAAATCATTGTATTAATGATATATTAGTATCTGGAGCTCAACCATTATTCTTTTTAGATTATTTTGCAAGTTCTAAATTATCTTATGAGGAAGTAGTATATTTTGTAAAAGGTGTCTCAAAAGCATGTGTAAATTCGGGTGTTATTTTAGCTGGAGGAGAAACCGCTGAAATGCCAGATGTATATAAGGATGAACATTGTGATCTAGTAGGAACAATAGTAGGATCATTAGATAAAACACAAATAATTGACGGAAAAAGTGATATTAAAGTGAATGATATAGTTTTAGGATTTAAATCAAATGGTTTACATACAAATGGATATTCGCTAATTAGAAAATTAATGAAAATAGCGGAAACACAAAATAAAATGCCTAGTAAAACAGTTATAGAAAAATTATGCAGACCACATAAATGTTATTTAGATATAATAAATACTTTATTAAAAAAAATAAAAATAAATGGATTATGTCATATTACTGGTGGGGGTTTTGTAGATAATCCGCCACGAATATTGCCAGAAGGATTAAAATTAAAATTAGATCATACAAAATTATTTAAAGATGAAATATATGATTGGATTAAATCATTAGATTATGTATCTGAGGAAGAAATGATGAAGGTTTTTAACTGTGGATATGGTATGTTAGTAATAATATCTCCAGAAAATTTAGAAAAAATAAGTGATTATGATAGTAAAAATGAATATGAATATGGTTATGATTTATTAGGTAAAGTTATTGAATGTAAATAGATGAATATAAAAGAATAAAAAATATATAATATATGATTCCAAAAAGAATTATTCAAATATATCAAAATCATAATTTACCTTTAATATATAGGATTGGTCAAGAAATAATAAAGGAAAAATGTAATGATTATGAATATATTTTTTATACAAATCGTTTAATGACTATTTTTATTAATACTTATTTTCCTCAATATATAGATTTATATAACTCGCTAATAGAATGTAATAAAAATACATTATTTATTTTATTAGAATTATATAAAAATGGGGGTATTTATTTAGAAAATGATGTAATATTATATAAGAATTTTGATGAAATATTAGAAAATAATTGTTGTATATTACCATTTTCTAAAAATAATATAATTGATAAATATTGTATATGTGCAAATATAAGAAATAAATTTATATTTTACATAATATTAAGAATATCGATAACATATAATAATAATTCTAATTTTATAAATAATAAAATTATCTATGATTTATATAAAACTTATAAAGAAAATAATAGTTATAAAAATAAAAATAAAAATCAGAATGAAAATCAAAACCAGAATGAAACTCAAAATGAAAATCAAAATGAAAATTTAGATATTAAAATAATATATGGTGAATATAATAATTGTTTTGGAGATTTCTTATATAATATTAAAATAAATTCAGAAACAAATAATTATCCAGATTGGTTTAAAAATAATATATACAATATTACAACAAAAAATAAGGTTAAAAATATTTTACAAAATGATATTAAATGGTTAGATAATATTACATATTCTTTATTGTAATAAAAAATTATAGATTATTTTTATGTAAATATGTAAAAATGTAAATACATAAAGTTTTAAGATTATAAGTAATTTAATGATATTAAATTCTATAAAATTTCCATTTTATAAAATACCATTTATGGATAATCTTAAGAATAAAACAAAAAAAAATTTTGAATTAGTTATAACTAGATATAATGAAGATATTAATTGGTCTGATAATTATATTGATTATAGAACAGTATATAATAAAGGGGACAAAAATGTTTCATATGAACATATAAAACGACAAAATGTTGGTCGTGATGGTGAAAGCCCTTTATATCATATAATAAATAATTATAATAATTTAGCAGATATAACATTTTTTTGTCAAGGTGCAATAAATGATAGAGATGATCAAATTATATCATTAGAACATTGGAAAAAATATATAAATTTTGAAGAAAATCATTTATATGGTTTTTGTATACGTAGGGATTTACCAAATAAGGATGAAAATTTTTTAAATTGTCCTATTACATTTGGTGATATTTATTATAAAATTTTTGGCAAAAAATATGAACAAAATTTTGAGTGGGTTTCTGGTATGTGGATAAGTGTTCATAAAAATATAATAAAAAGTGTTCCCTTAGAAGTCTATATAAAAATGTACAATTTATTTTATGAATATAAATTTGAAAATGACCCTACCCATAGAATTTTAGCAGTTCATATAGAAAGATTTTTATATCATGTATTTAGTGATTTTTCTGTAAATAACCAAATATCTTTAAATTCACATCCAAATATGTTATATATTTATACATTTTGTGTTTTTATTAATAGACATTCTAAAAATGAGTTAATAAATGTATTAAATTTATTTATAACTTCATTAGATTTGGAGGTGAAAAAATATAAATTAATAATTTATACAAATTTTATAGAAAACATAAATAATAATAATATTGAATTAAGACAATATTATGATAATTCAGAGAAAAATAGATACAATAATAGTTGGTTAAATTTGAGTTATAATAAAATAAACATTTATAAGGATTTATATGATGAATTTAAATGTGATTTTTTATGGATAGATATTGATACAATTATAACATATGATATATCTTATTTGAATAATATTAATAATATATTTTTAGAACAAGGTGGAAATTGTAGTATAAAAAAACCAATATTTGAAAATTCATGTGAAAATATAGAATCAAGAAAATATATTCAAGGAAATATTTGGAAATTAAATATAGATTTATATAATGATTTAATGATATGTATAAATAAATTAGATAAATTAAATTTAGTACTAAGATATGATTTACAAGATTTATTTAATTATTATATTTATTTCTATGATAATAAAAAATTTAAAAATATAAATATCTATGGAAATAATTGTTTTAAAAATACATTAAATGGTTTAGCACAATGGAATATAAATGAAATGAAACATCCATATTTAGAAGGTTTAGAAAAAATGTATTTTAAAGATAATATATTAAGAACACGCGAAAATACTTTAAAAGAAATACATTTTGTAACATTTACATTTTATACATTCAATAATTTATATAACACAAATATATTTAAAAATATATTTAAAAAATATATTATATGAAGATAAATTTAGATAATATAAAATGTTATTTTTTGACTTGTAATGAATTAAAAAAACAAAGTATTAAAAATGAGTTTTCAAAATATAATTTAGTTGAAGTAAATCCAATTATGGGTATAAGTAAATTTCGTTCTGGTGTAACGGGATTTTTAAGAATTATTAATAAAAGTATTCAAAAACAAAAAGAAAAAAATACTTTTGAACCATTTATAATATTAGAAGATGATGTTAAAAAATACAGAGATTTTCCAAATGAATTAGAAATACCCGATGATTCAGATATATTATATATAGGATTAAGTGATTGGGGTATAAAATCTAATAAAAATATAGGTGAACCAGGAGTTGTAAAATATACGATTATAAATAATGATATAATAAAAATATATAATATGTTAGCTACACACGGATTATTAATATGTTCTATACAAGGATTATTTATATTACAACAATGTTTAATGGAAGATTATATGTATGATAGACATTATGATTTATCAATATGTCAAATTCAACCATATTATAATATATATGCATTAAAAAAACCATTAGTTTATCAAGGAAGTTATTTAGATAAAAATAATAATATACAAAATAAATCTCAAGAAAAAGCAACAAAAATAACAAATATAGATTTAATAGAAGGTATAATTGAAGATAAATATATTAATTATTCTAATTTAGGTTCTAATATTATTGCAAAACATAAAATAGGTATATTTGGATGTTGTAGAATTGATGATTATAATATTTTAGATTTTAAACATATAAAATATAATTCAAATCCATATATATATGAAAATAAAAATTTTTTAATTTATACAAGACCATTAGGATATACAACCACCAGTAGTGATGTATTACAAAACTTAAAATTAATTAAATCAAATGAACATATAAATATAACAGATGATTTTATATATAAAAATGTATTATTAAAACATGGGGGAGATATTATTATAGATAATTTAGATTATACAATAATTGTATTAGAAATATGTTCATTAAAAAAAATAATATATAAAAAAAATAATTTAATATTTCCATTTGAAATAGAAGGTAATTATAATGATAATGATTTTATAATAAATACAGAAAATGAAGAAGAAACAATAAATAATATAAGACAAATTCAAAAATTATTAAAATGTAAAATTATTTTACTTCCTCCATTAATTAAATTCAAAGAAGAAATAAAAAAAGGAATTCATGAAAATGTAACATTAAATAAAATAATGAATTATAGATATGATATAATAAATAGATTAAATAAAGTTTCTAATAATGAAAATATTTATTTTTTAAATTGGAATGATTTTATTAATGAACATAATATTGATAAACTAGTAGAAGACCAATTTCATTTCACAAAATATGGAAAAAAGTATATGTCTGAACAAATATTTAAGTTATGTAATAAAATATTATAATTCTGAAAATGTATATAAATCTAAATTCTATATAATAATTATTATTAATTAGATATTTAGAATTATTTTTTATTTTTTTTTATTCTAATAGATATTTTCATTTTCATTTTTATTTTCATTTTTATTTTCATTTTTATTTTCATTTTTATTTTTATTTTTATTTTTGTTATAAAATTATTTAAAAATATGTATTATAATAAATAATAAATAATAAATAATAAATAA